CAATCCGCGCATGATCCTGGGCCAGTTCCGGGCCTGGGCGAAGTCGCAGGTTGGCTATCTGTTCTCGGAGTTCGACAATATCGACAACGACATCGTACTGAAGACCGATTTTGAGATCGCACCCAAGTGCCAGGGCATTCCCGGCAAACTGTGGATCGATTTCACCTATCGGCCGCCGGTGCGGATCTCCACCATCATCCTCAACGCCAAGCCGGCGTTGCTATCGAACTGTTAAGCGGCAGCGGGCCTGGGTGGGGCGGAGCAGCGACGGTGACCGCTACTCCGCCCCTAGGCCCGGCGGTTTCCCTGAGAGGAGCTTGCCGGACCTGTGCCAGCATATAGGCATCAGAGGAATCATGGCTATGCCTCCTCGCAGTCAAGCGCAGCGCCGGGCGATGTACGCCGCGGCGGTCGGTAAAAGCACGATCGGAATCCCGAAATCGGTCGGCAAAAAGTTCGTCAAAGCAGACAAACCCGGTAAGCTGCCGAAGCGGGTAGGACCACGACGTCACAAGTGAAGGAGAATATCATGCTAGGACTTATCATTCCGTTGGGTGTTCCCGGCGGTGGCAGCCCCGATCAGAGTCTCCCCGGTCAACCCGGGCATCCGTCACAGGGCCTTCCTGGTAGCGGCGGGCACCCGTCCCAGGGCCTCCCTGGCGGCGGCGGTCATCCGTCACAGGGTCTTCCTGGTCAGGGCGGCGGTGCCAGCACACTGCCGACCGACGAAGCTTGGATTCTCGCCTACAGCCCGCGCGGCGGCTACAGCTGGGTCAAGGCCAGCGATCTCGTTGGCAGTGGCCACCGTCCAGGACAGGAGCTTCCGGGTGGCCCTCCCGGACATGCATCCGGACAGCCCCTTCCTGGCGGTGAGCACGGTTCTACGCAGCCGGTGCCGGGACAGCCGCCGCATGCATCCGGTCAGCCGGTGCCTGGGCAGCCGAATACGCCGTCCAATCAGCCGGGCGGTCCTGCACCAAAGAAGTAAGACATTCCGTAAACCCGACATGTCGCCTGAACGGTCGCCAATGGCCGTTCCGGCGGTATTTCCAAGCGAGGGAGACGAACAGTGACCTGTGAAAATCAAGTTGGCGTCAAGAATATCCTCATGACGTTCCTCGACTGCGACACCGGCGCTGTTTACGGCCCGATCGCGCACAAGCTGTCGAGCGAGGATCTGCCGACATGGCGGCTGTGTCCGTACAACAACGATACGTTGCCGCAAGGCTACGTTAAGCGTAAGCCGGCCAATCCGGAGGTGGAGATCAAGGTCATTCGTGATCTTCGAATTCCGCTCGCGATGTACCAGGGCTGTAGTGACGTCTCACTCCAGGTCGAGTACTTCAACGGGCTGGTCTATTCGGCGGCTAAAGGCACCGGCACCGGCGATACCAAGAGCGACACCCATGAAGCCGAGATGACTATCAGCTTCAAGGAGATCGATGAGTTGCTTCCAGCTGGTACGCTGGAATCGACCGAACAGGTCATTCAACCCACCTTCGCGGCGGCGGCGTAATTCATGGCAGAACCAACAACCGTGGTAAAACTGCCGGACACCCCGGGAAGGATTCAGATCTCCTTCCCGTTGGGTGACCGTGAGATCGACGGTGCTGTTATCAAACCGTTGACGTTGCCAGCGTTCGTCGATTGCGTGGTGGATACGCGCACCATGCAAAGCCCGAATACGTTTGAAGCCAAGCTCAGGCGTAATCGGCTGCTGCGGCAGGTTGTTTTCTATATGGGAAACACCGTGGTGCCGGTAACGTCGGAAGAGTTGCTGCGCATGCCAATCCCGGTGGCGCGTACATTGATCGACAAGCTTGATAGTGGCGACGGTCCGGTTGGCAAGATCATACGCAAGGGTGATGGCATCAGTGAAGCCATTGTCTACGAGTTGGGGACGCCGATCTCCGGCGGCCAGGGCCGCCAGCCGATCAAGGAACTCGAGTTCCTGGCGCACACCTATGGTGACGTTGAAGACATCATGTCGGCCGGCACCGGCTTGCAACAAGCCTTGCTGCTGATCTCGACCATCGCCAAGCCGCTGGGTACCAGCCTGACGCAGCTGCCATCATGGGCGGTGAATCAGGTATCGGCGACTGACGGTCTGATGATCAGCAACGATGTGCTGCCGTTTTTTCTAGGGTCGCCGGACGAGTCATAGAACGGGTCGAAGAGTACCGTTATTACTCTTCATCGGCCGGCGACATGCGTTTGCTTTCCGTACCTTTGTTGACGATGCGCATGGCAGCGTTCGACAAGGTGCACCGGCGCGAAATCAAAAACAGAGTGATACTTGCAGGGGGAAAGCCCTAGCCTATGGCTAGTTTCACCGAACAGGCTACCCTTAAAGTCAACGATCAATCATCTGCGGCGATCGCTAAGATCAACGCGGAACTGAAGAAACTTGACGCGACCGCTAGGTCGTTAAAAAACAAAAACATCAACATCAAGATCGATGACAAAGGTCTCACGCAAGCTGTAACCAAGTTAGCTGCGCTACACAAACAACTGAGTGGGCTGCACTCGGCGCGGATCAATCTCAACGTCAACACCAGCGCACTTACGCAGGCGCAGAACCGTATTAATCAATTACGTCAAAACGCGGCACGCGCGATCAATGTCAACATGCGAGCCGCTGGCGGAGCCGGAGCCGGCGGAGCTGGAGCTGGGACTAGAGCCGGAGCCAATCGTCGCGGTCTCAGGCAGACCGGCATTGGCTACCAGATGGGCAACTTCTCTCCCCTGCGTGGCGCTGCCAGCGTTGTGATTGGTGGTACGGTTTACGCCGTAGCCGCAAACGTAACGCGAAGCGCAGTTAGCGGCGTGATGGATTCGGAAGACGCCCGTATGCGGTTGCGGCAATCGGGTTTTGACAAGCCGCCGGAGATAGGGCCACCGCGAGAGGGCACGCCACAGACCGATTGGATTATGGCGATGGCGCGGAAATCTCAGGAGCAATACCAGAGAATTCCGGCTGCTGAAATTGCCAATGCTGCGGTCGAGCAGCTTAACGCACTCAGGGCCAACAACGCCAAGTCTTGGGAATATCAGGCGGCCTTGGACCGGATTGCGGCGAACGCTCAGACTATGACTACAACTTTCAAGGATTCTCATGAGGGTGCAGAAGCCGCACGCCAGCTTGAGCGCGTCAGTCAGATCATGGGCCAAGACGTCGACAACACCAAAATTAGGGCGATTCAAGACGCCGCGATGCGGGCGATTATCGCCACCGGCGGTGAGATAAAACCCGAAGAGGCAGTTCGCTCGCTTCAGCAATTGGGATCGACAGTCACTAAAGGGCTGAGTCCTATGGGACTCACCAACTTGCTGCTGGTCAGAGACGAAGGTGGCAGGCAATCAACTGCCGAATTTCGCACCGCCATTCAAGATCTCCAGAAAGATAGCCTGAATAAGAAAGATAAGGCAGCCCAAGCTGCGCTCGGGCTGCGCCAGAAAGGCGGTACCGCGGACCCTGCTATGGTCAAAGAGGCGACCTCCGACTTGGTGGACTTCACCAAGAATAGGATCATGCCGCTGTTGGAAAAAGCCGGGGTAGATCAGACCTCGTCGTCGGATGTCGGCACTTGGCTCGATAAACACGGTTTCTCGACGTCTGGCGCACGCGCCTTCGCCGCCATTGTCACCAACCTGAAGAGTGGAGAGTTTCAACGCCAGCAAGCGGCGGCGCAGTACGTGGATCTCGACCCACATCTCGGCGACAATACATTCCGGGGCGGGTCAGAACGCTTATCAGCGTCGTTCCAAACTGCATTGGCGCGGTCGCTCGACAAAATGGGGCCGGCTTTTGCCGAGGCGATCGCGCCGTTCTCGATAGCGATGGATAAGGCTGGGAAGGCAGCCGAATTAGGTAACTACAGCGAAGCAACGGGTCAGGTGACGAAGGGCATTGCGCAGATGATGGGCGGCCCGGCAGGCGCGATAATGACCGCCGTGGCTGGTGCCAGCGCAATCAAAACATTTCTTGATCCGAGGTCTACCCCGTTTGAAAAGGCCGCGGCCATGATGCTCACCGCCGGCAGTTCGCTGTTGACGGCGGCGGGATACATCACGAATGCCTTCGGCGCCAAAGATCCTGAGAAGGATCTTATGAACCTACAGGAGTTGAAGAGAACAGCTCCAGCAGAACTTGATGCGCTTAAAAAGCGTCTAGCAGAAGAAGAGGCGAAGCCTTTACGGGGGGATATAAATACTAGGCGAAACATGAGCACAGTCCAGGTACTCGGGGCGAGGATTGCAGCCTTAGAGGCGCAAAACAGAACCATCGATGCTGAGATCGCCGCCGCCGAAGCTCGTGTTGCTGCTCTGAAAGAACAAAAAGCCAAAGAGAAAGTTCAAGAAGCAGAAGATATGGAGGAGCTGCGGCGAAAGGCCGGGCTGGGGGGAGGCGAAGGAGGAGCAGCAGCAGTCAGTCCTACCGCTCCGAAGTCGGCTATATCTGATGCTACAGTTCAACAACTGCGACAGCTTAGTGCCGGCGGCAAGCTAGATGGCGTGAAATCCATCACCGAGTTGTTGAAGGCACTGAACCAGCCCACTTCAGTTAAGGCGCGTGAAGAGTTGGCTAGGAAGATGGGCTACACCGGACCCGGTGGCGGTTCGGCGGCCATGAATGAGTATCTGCTCAAAGTCCTCAAGTTGCTGGCTACTACGCCAGAGCCACCAAAAGTAGAGCCGCCAAAAGAAGAGCCGAAGGTAGAGCCGCCAAAAGAGCCGCCGAAGGTAGAGCCGCCAAAAGAAGAGCCACCAAAAACGCCGCCACCGCCGATAGCGTTGCCGCCGTTACCAACAGTTCCGGGATTTACGCCGATATCGTTCACCAGCTTGGTCGATCCGGCATCGATGAAGAGCACTTTCAATGAGACCTTCAGCAGCGGCGCAAGCACGATCGGTAATGCTGGCACCACCGTCGGGACGAATGCTGCCGGCGAACTGAACGGACGAGCTGGCGCTATCGGTGGTGCCATTGGTTCGGCCGCGGCTGCGATCATTTCGGCGGCGCGAGTTCAAGTCGATGTTCCGCAAGCAATTCCCGGGGCACGCGTGCCAGCTTCCCCTGGTGCGCAAACAGTACCGACATCGGCATAACGCATGTCACGCACCGCCTGCGCCATCGGCAAAGACGTCGTCCCGGCCTCGTTCAAAGGCGTGCCGTTCTATTGCACTGAGGCCGACATTGAAGGCGGGCGACGTGGCGCCGAAGGTGAGTTTCCGTTTGGGGAGAACACCGCCTATGCCGATCTCGGCCGCAAGATCCGGGTTTATCACCTCACTGCGTTCTTTCGCGATGACAACCACGTCTGGGACAGTCAGGCAGTATTCGAAGCTTGTCAGTCTCCCGGTCCAGGCATTCTCGTCCACCCGACACGCGGCGCAGTCATGGTGGCGTGCCGCTCAGTCAAGGTTAAGGACAACCTGGAGGACTCGGCGGGCGAAACGTCTGCTGAGATGGAGTTCGTTGAAGCGAATGTCGGCGGCATCGGCGGTCTCTTCGGTTCGATATTCGGCATCATCAGCTCCACCCTCTTCGCGACGTCGCAAGCGTCTTTCATGAGAGACTACCAGCCAATGCTGGTGTCGCAGCCGTGGAAAGAAGACATCGTCGATAAAGCGCAATTTTTAATAGCGGCTGTCGCCAATGTTGCTGAGCACGTTGTTGTCGCTGATTCACCGGCTAGTGATTGGCGCTCGATATTCCGCATGCACGAGGTGGCGCAGGATGACGGTCTTGCACTGTCAGGAGTAAACGTCGACGACGCCCTGGTGCAAGGCTTTAACCTGATCACGCGCAACGTTCAGGACGCCAAAGCCAAGTATGATATCCACCGCAAGCTTGTGAACGTGGTGACGCCGCTGATGCGCTTTCCGCCGGGGACGGCAACGGACAGCAGTGAATCCGTGATGAGTCGGTTTCGCATCCTGGCCGGTATCGGCATGGCGGAAGCCGCCATGGGCCGGCGATATGTCACCGTCGACGAGTGTCTCATGGCACGAACGGCGGTGATGACGGTGTTCGACGATGAAGCCCGCGTTGCTTATTCGGCGTGCGACAACGGGCTGTTCCTGGAGATCAAGAAGTACGCCACCGAGTTCAGCAAGATGATGTACGATTTATCGTACCGGTTGCCGGGCAAGGTTCTGGTCAATTTCTCCGGCGGTGTGCATCCCCTGGTCGCGGCCTACGCGATCTATAAGGACGCCAAACGTCACCGTGAACTTGAGGAACGCAACGTCGTCGATGCCAACGGGCGCTTCGGTCCGATTGTCGCCGGCGTTACTCCGGTATGACTCCCGTAGTGATCTCTATCGGTGGACAGATACTTGCAAACTGGACGGCAATGACGCTCCAGCGCAAGAAGGATGATCTTACTGGAACGCTTGAGGTTACGATATTCGGCGGCTCGATGCCAAACGCGCCGATCGCGCGTGAAGCCAAGGCCGGTGCCGATATATTGGTTTACATCGCCGGTCAGTTGGCGTTCACCGGCAACGTCGACGCCCGTGAGGGGACCGGTAAAAAAGGCCATAAGAACGATAAGGTTCAACACACCGGCAAAGCGGCACCGTCAGCAAAGAGCAGTGGCAACACTACGTCTGGCACTACCAGCGTCAACATCGGTCCGAATGAATATAGCGTTAAGCTTTCTGCCCGCGGCAAGACCAAACGTCTGATCGATTCTTCGCACCAGCATCCGACCACCAATATGATGCAGCCGACCACCAAGGAGGTGATCGAGAAGTTGATCGAGCCGTGGCAGGTTAAGCTCGATTGGAAGGGTGAGGTGATCAAGCTCGACAAGCAGCGTTTCCGTGATGGTGCGACTGTGGTCGATGAGCTGCACCGGGTAGCGTTGGAAAACTGCTACTTCATGTACGAGACCCGTGACGGTCAGCTGCGTGTCACCGATGGTGTCGGGACGGAATCCGGTAGCGGCGATGCGCTTATTCTAGGCGAGAACATCCTGACTTTTTCGGCGGAGCAATCCGAGGACAAGGCCAAGTCAAAGGTCAAGGTAAAGGGCCAGCGCAGCAAGAAAGACATCCGCGGCAAGAAGGCGTTGGAGAAAACCCACAAAACGGTCACCAACAGCAAGGTCAAGAGCAAGAACCTGCTCACCATACAGCACTATGGCGATGCCACCGACAAAGAGCTTGAGCGTCGTGCTCGCTTTGAGATGAACAAGCGCAATAGTGCGAGCCAGAAAATTACCATCGAAGTGTTTCATGTGCAGACGCCGTCCGGTCAGCCATGGGATATCGGCAACACCCACTATGTCGAGGTGCCGCCGGAAGGGATCTTCGACGTCTTCGAGTGCACGGAGCTGACCTATCACGTCAACCACGAGAAAGAATTGAAGACCACGCTGGTATTGTCGCCGCCACCTTCCGGTGGCGCCGGCGAGGGTGGCGGTGGTGGCGGTGGTGGCGGTGCTGGTGGTTTTGGGTTGGCGGCGCTCAACATGGCCATGGGCGCGGCGCGACGCAGTCAGGCTGATATTCCGATTGTCAGCGGCATGTACCCCGATGCGTGGGGGCCGCCGATGTTGAGCAACGATCCCTTCATGTCGCTGGTCGAGGCAGCGGCTTTACCGTTAACCGATGCCGAGAAGGCTGAGCGAGAAAAAGCAAAAGAGACTCCGCCGTTAACGCTTCCCCCGTGGCTTGGAGAAACATCATGACGTTCCTTCCATACAGTGCCCGATCGAGAGATGTTCAAGACGGTGTCGAGCGTCATGTCTGGCACGAACTGAAATACGAGGAGCAAGGTTCCACCATCAAGGTCAAGGGCACTGACACTGAAGACGAAGAGGCGACGGTGCTGGTTATTGGCGGTGCCGGGTTCAAGCTGAAGAAGGATCATGACGCCGAGGTATTTCTGCTGTCGTCATCGAGTGACACCCAGTTGAAGGTGGCGGTACTGACCACGCCGCACGATAAGCAGCGACGCTGGCCGGAAGGCGAAGGCGGTGTGCAGCATCCGACCGACGGTGACTTCGCATTTCATTTTTCCGACAAACTGGCACACGTCACCAAGAACAAGTTCGCGGTCGGCGAGAAGGGTGAATTCGAGGTTAAAGGCGATCAAGGCGTGTTCCGGGTCAAGAAGCTGATCGTCGACGGCGAGCTGATCGTCAACAAGCGGATCAAGACGCCACAGGTTATTCAAGGCA